GAAGGCCAAAGTAAAAAGCATAGCATCATCTACTCTGGCTCATTCAGACTGGATGACTCATAGAGAGTCAGATGGTGGAACCGCAATGCCAGCAGACTGGAAAACTTACCGGGCAGATGTAAGGGCGACATCAAATATAAAGGAAACAGAGATTGATGCGCTTGCAGATTTGGATGCGGTAAAACTCTATAACAATACACCCGGAACTCCCAATGAAAATGGTGGTGTACCTATGATAGATAATGTAACCAATGGCTGGCCCAACGATCCAGATTTTGTGGAGGTAATATAATGGCCCTAGAAAGCGCAACATACGTTAGTGGTCTTGTAGAGGCTAATCCACCTGGAACAGACGTTATATCACAGGGTGATAATCATATTAGATTAATTAAGACTGTCCTTAAAAACACTTTTCCTAATGCCGATGAAGCTATGAATGGCGTTCATACCGGCACAAGCGAGCCATCGCCTAATACGGCTGGCCAGTTATGGTTTGATACGAGTGGTGATGGTATTCTAAAGATCAGAAATAAAGCTGATGATGCGTTTGAGTTACTAGGGGGAAAAGTTCTAGGCATATCAGTTAGTAGTAGGGCCGGGTATACGGACATACGGAACACGGCGATGGCGGATTCCGGTTTATCTTGCGCCCATACCAAAACTGACGCCAACAGCGACTTGTATGTATATGCCTATACAATGGTAAAACCTTGGTCTTCCTTTGCTGCTGCTAGTAGTCAAAATAGCTTCGCGCAGTTGGTGTATGCTACAAGCACTACAACAGGGATTACTCCATCTACTGAGCTTGATGCTGGTTATATGAAAGAGGCTGGAATGGAAACCGGCACAACAGCACAGCTTGGGTTTGGTTTTTCCGCTGTTTGGAAGGTAGCTAGCCTAGCAGCTGCTGCTTATACTTTTAAGGTGCAAGGGAGATGTACGAATTCAAGTGATGGTGGTGTAGAGTTTGTTGATGGTACTATGCAAGTAATGGAGGTGGCGGCATAATGGATGATAAGAATTTAAGTAATGCTATTGCCAGTCTGGCTCCCGGAGGTGGTTTTTCTATAACGGGGAATGTTACTACAGAAGAAGAATATAATTCCAGTGTTGTGTTTGCAGACCCATCTGCTAAACCATCGTGGTCAAATGTACAGGCAAAACTTCCCGATGAACAGTGGGGCGTTGTAAGGGTAGAAAGGTATATAAAGCTTTTGGCAAGCGATTGGACCCAGATTGACGATGTTCCTATAACACCAGAATGGAAAGCGGAGTGGCAAACTTATCGACAGGCTTTAAGAGACATTACTAATCAATCCGATCCCTTCAATATCACTTGGCCCACGCCACCTGAGTAATGCAGTTAATACCAATCAATGACGTTGGGCAGGTAGGGATAATAAGGGATACTCCTCCTTATCAATTACCCCCTAATGTCTGGAGCAACGGAAACAATGTAAGGTTTCTAGACAATGGTGTTAAAAAATGTGCCGGTTACGAGGAAGTGTTTGCTACGCTTCCCTTTGCTGCGTACTACATTATCCCATTTATTGATAACGGCGGGACTTACCATTGGGTAGCTTTCGGTTTAGATAATGCAGCCGTTTGGACTGGTAGCGCATGGGTTGACATTACCAGGCAGAATACCACGACACTGAATGGATCCTTATCTGCATCGGATGTAACTATAGTATTGACAGATTCGTCTATTTTCCCCTCTAGCGGATCAATAGCTATAGGAACGAATGAAACCGGGGATGCCACTACCAACTTGTATGAGGAAATCGACTACGGTGCAAACAATACTGGAACAAACACTTTAAGCTCCTTAACCGTAGTTAATCCCCATCCCACAGCGGAGGTGGTTACTCCAACAGGAACCACCGCCACAGGGGACAACCTATACAACGCAACTGGGAAACAAAACTGGAGAGCTACCATATTAAATGGGCTGCTTGTTGCTACCAACGGATTTGATACTGCTCAAATGTGGCCCTTAGTAGATGGTGTTCCCAGCACAACAGTTCCGCTCAGGGAGCTAAAAAATTGGCAAACCACTACAAGCTATTGTAAATCAATTTCCGCCTTCAGAACGTTCCTGGTTGGACTGAATTGGTCTATAGGAGGAGACACCTACCCTAATATGGTCAAGTGGTCTACCGAAGCCAGGGCTTTTGAACCTCCAGCGTCGTGGGTGGAAACAGACCTTGAGCTTGACACTGGTGAATACCAATTAACAGACACTCCGGGGAAGATAATTGATGGGTTGCCTTATGGAGATTCTTTCTTAATTTACAAGGAAGACTCTATCTATGTAATGAACTATGTTGGAACGCCTTACGTGTTTGGGTTTAAGCTCCTTTCTCCAACTATTGGATTGCTAGCTAAGAATGCTGTAGCGGAATTTGATAAAGGACATTTTTTTGTAGGTAATTCAGATTGTTATGTCACTAATGGTCAAACGCTTGAAGCTTTGCTGCCTAATAAACTTCGCAGGGAAATGTTCTCAGACCTAAATGGTGTTAATTATGAAAAAGTATTCGTAGCAGCTGACTACGCAAGGAATGAAATGTTAGCCTGTTACCCTTCTGGGGTATCCACCGTTCCCAATAAGGCTCTTATATGGAATTGGAAAGACGGGACGTTTTCCCTTAGAGATATACCTGATTTATACCATATCAATTCAGGGATTGCGGCTATAACGACCGGAACTACCTGGAATGACCATACGGAAGTGTGGAATGATGGTTCTGGTATATGGGGAACAGGTAATTATGACACCGTGTTAAAGAATTTGGTGTTCGCCAAGCCAGACCAGAAAGCTGCCATAAGCGCGGCAACTGCCGCTAACCCTGTAGTTATTACTGCAGCTGATTCGGTTTCTGCAGTTCATGGTCTTGCAGACAGTGACCTAGTCTCTATAAGCGGTGTTGTAGGTATGACTCAGATAAACGCTCAAACTTACTATGCAAAGGTGACAGGTTATTCGACCACGACATTTGCTCTATACAGTGATTCCGCCCTAACTACCACTGTTGATGGATCTGGTTACACCGCTTATTCAAGTGGTGGCTATGTTGATATGCCAAAATTATACAGAGATGGTCGGGGGAATCAAGAGGATGGTACAAATATGACATCCTACATAGAGAGAACGGGATACGATTTAGGTGACCAAGCTTCTCAAAAGTTTGTTAGTGCTGTGTGGCCCAAGCTAGAAGTAACTGGAGATAATACTATTAACGTATACGTGGGAAGTCAAATGTCCACGGAGGACGCTGTTACTTGGGAGGGGCCATTTTTATACAACCCAAATTCACAATCTAAAGTTTCTTGCAGAGTGACCGGTAAGTATTTTGGGGTTAAGTTTGAATCGTCTTCGGATGTTGATTGGAAGCTTCATGGTGTAGGCTTTGAGGTTGCCATGAGGGGGACTAGAGGCAGCAGGTCTTATGTATGACAAACAGATATACAAAACTAACTGGGCAAAACCTAAAAAGCGTTAAACGGTGGAGTCCCAACCCAGCCCCGATTGAGCCCGAAGCCCTCCCTGATTACCTATATAGGGAATTAAACCGTCTATCAGAAATACTTTTTAACGTAGATGTACTTAGCATAGAGCAGACCTATGTAGAGCCTGGGGCAGAAAACACTAGATTAACTAAACCTAGAGATGGGGATATAAGATATGCCGATGGAACAAAATGGAACCCTGGAGGAACGGGCGCGGGAATTTATTTCTTCAACGGCTCCGCTTGGGCAAAATTGTAGTATTGTTTTAGTAAAGCCCGAAGAAGTAGATATATTTTGGGATCATGTGGAGGATTACATACAACAAAGTTCCTTGAGATCGTACTACGGGTGTAAGTCCGAGCACATATACCATGATATTGTAACCGAGGAATCTTTACTTTGGGCCATACTTGATGGCAGAGAAGCTATGGGAGCCCTCATAACAACTGTGCATGAGTACCCAAATATGCGGTCGTTGCAGGTCAATCTAGTCGGTGGTGAAAACACAAAGGATTGGATTGAGCTTGTAATCACCTTTATGGAGTCTTGGGCTATGGGGATTGGATGTTCTTATATTGAGGGCATAGGAAGAAAGGGCTGGAAAAAATACTTTCCAGATTACGATACCAACAGTGTAGTCTTTACCAAAGAGTTAAAGTCAAGGAAGCACTGAGGAGTTATTTATGAATTTGTTACAATCTAAATCACGATCAGGATTTGAGCCTTGGTACGAAGATATCATGCAAAACATGGTAACTGGAGGGGGAGGCATCAAGGGCATACAAGACATTGCTAAAAAAGGCCCTGCCGAGTACTACGACAAAGACACAGTGGCGGACCTAACTCCAAGTCAGTTAGCCGACTTATCACGGATACGGAAGCTAGGAGTAGGCCAATCTGCAGCTGGTTCGGTTATGGGAGGAGCGGCTGGGCAGCTTGGTACAACCTACGGCACGGCTGCTGACGTAGGGGATTATGGTACCGGCCTCATGACATATGGTACTGGTGCTTCACAGGCTGGAATGTCTCAAGGGGATTACGCCGGATATACTCCCTTTCAAAAGGATCAGCTTGAATCTATGCTTGCAGGTGACATGGATGCTTCTAAGCTACAGGCTACGCAGGATGCTACCGCTAGGCAAGGATTACGGGCATTACGGCCTAACCTCGCAGCAATTAGGGCTCGCACCGGGTCGTACCAACGAGGCGGGGGAAGTGGTAGCGAGAAAGACAGACGCCTAACAGAGGAGGCTTACACCCAGCAGATGGCAGATACGTGGGCTCCACTGGCTCACCAATCATACGAAGCCGCTCAGGGTCGGAGATTGCCTGCGGGACAGTTAGCTTTGAGCGCGCAATTAGCAGCTCAGCAATTAGGCACCCAAGGGGCTGGTATAGGAACTCAAGCCGGTATGCTCGGACTACAGGGGGCTCAATCAGCTGCAGGTATACAGGGTGCTCAAATGGCAGCTCTAAAGGATGCTCTACAAACAGGAAATATACGCCAAGGACAGGCGCAGGCTGAAACTGATGCTCTTAGGGATAGGTGGAATTACAACCAAAACGCAGAAGCTATGCACCTTAGAAATATGCTAGGGTTAATGGGCGGGGCTAGAGTGCCTACTATTGGTAGAGGAAGGCCGAGTGCTTTGTCAGCTTTGCTTGGTATTGGAAAAATGGCTTCAGGGTTCGCGTGATGACTGAGGAACTGAACCAGGCTTGCCCAACAGGAGAGAAGTGGGACGAGTTACAACAGACTTGCGTCCCAGAGACTTGGCGAGACAGGGCAAGAGCAGTCTTTGCTGGTGGGGATCCCGGTGATGCCGAACAAAAGGCCACCAAAGAATACGCGGCTAAGAAAAGGTTTTGGGAGGGAGTTGAAGACCTACAAAAAGCCCTCAAGAAGGCTGAGGCCTCAGCACAGGCAAGCGGAATACCAAGGGCCGCGATACCCACACAGCAATCTATGGGGTTCTTTGGGCAAAGCCCTGCTCCAGTACAGCCGGGTCTTTTACCCTTTATGGCTAACCCAGCTAAGAGGGTTGTGCCTTGGGTGAATTTATGGGGTAACAGATAATGGCAGATGAAAACATTGTAAGCAGCGCAACCTCTGGGGACGGACAGAGTTTTCCAATGACCCCGGAAAACTACATGAAGGTCTATTATGAGTGGGAGAAAGAATACCTAGACGACCTTGCTGTCCAAATGGAAGCCCAATCTAAAAAGGATTTCTGGAGAGTAGGGGCTGGTGACAATGCTTCCGCGATGTACGAATCTGGACTGAAGCACATTAAAAAGGCCCGTGAGGAGGCCAAAGCGGAATCGCTAAGACTAGGAGAAAGGGCCGCTATTGAGGCAACCTTTACCGGGGACTTGGCTACGTCGAGGCCGCATTTAACTGCCGCCTCTGAGTACGCTACCCTTGACCAGCTTAGAGACCTTGATGCAATTATTAGCTCCACAAGGCCAACGGAGGATGCGACCTGGAATAGATACCTCCAAGCAGGTTGGTCTCAGCTCCGAAGACTGACAGCAACAGAAAAGGCCGCATACACCGCTATGGGACTTACTACTGACGAGCAGATTGTAGAACAGCTCGCTGGTGAAATCTTGCTAGCAGAGAAGCAAAGACCTCTTTCTCATCCCCCTGCCGAAGGATCAAAAGGAGAAAGTGCTTACGAGGTAGAGGTAGGAAAGAAGGTAGGTCAGGCTGCTGGCGATTGGATGGCTATGGTATTTGATAACGATGCTATACCTGCCGCTGTAAATAAGCTTTCCGGAATAAATACCGCTATTGAGTTACTTGAAACTGGAAAATTTACAACAGGCCCAACAACCGAAATCCGTGTAGGTGTTCAAAAGTGGATACAGGATATATTTGGTGGGACTATACGAGGCCCTGATGGAGAGCCGGACCTTCCAAAAACGGCTATTGCCCGTAGGCTACTCCGACAATTTAAGGAGCAAGCATTTGGTGATCCTAACAAACAAACTATGGTCGCTCTTGCGGAGTACGTTCAAAATGTAACCAGGGAAATTGGCCTTGGTAAGATTAGCATGACTAAAGGTGCAATTAGTGACAAGGAAATGAAATTGTTCCTTGAGCTAGGACCTCACCTGAGTAAGAGTGTAGGTGGTAACCTCCTTTTACTCAAGATGATGAGAAACGTATACAACAGGGAAATAGCTAGACAACGAACGGTTGTTAATTTGTATAAAAAGCTCGGCGAAGGTTTTGATTGGGGAGGAAAGAAATACTACACTATTGCCACGCTCCCCCCAGAAGCTGCGGCTTTATATTTTGTAGAAAACTATGCTAACCAGTGGCTAGAAAATGACCAAGGAATTGGTGGTGTATGGAAGCAGGACGACATACAGAAAGCCTACGACATACGTGACAACATTACTGAATCTGAGCCACAGGTACAATCAACAAACCCGGACGGAGTCGTAATACCCGGAAACCAGGAATGGATACGTACCGGAGATACCTACATTGGAAGCGCAGAAATATATGCAATGCCGGACTTTACGGAGCCGGTGTGTTTTGGTTCTCCTCCAAAGTGTATTGTAAAAGAGGGTGGCGTTCTTCATGTGGTTAAAAAGAAGGGAGGAAACTAATGGCAGAACTAACACTATCCGCATCGGATCAAAAAGCACTTGATTCTGCCCTTCAAGAAACCACAGCGGTTGAGGAGGACTTAAACTGGGTGCAGCGAGCTTTGCGGGATGGGGCCAAGTTCTTTAGTGTAGTTAATTCATTGGCTACCGGGAACGATAGAACCGAATTCGAGCAGATGCCAGAGATAAGCGAAGCAGGTATTGCAAGAGCACAGGGCGACGAGGGGTTTTTCCATAGTGGTGTTGACCCTAGATTCCAGATAGGTAGATTTACCTCAGATGATGACGCCCAAATGCAAGGTATTGTGCAAGAGGTGCTTGGCGATAGCGCAGTATTTACTAGGGATAAGTTTGGTAACACTATAGTTCTTATTGATAACGAGCCGTTTTATGTAAACAAACCTGGGTTTAGTGTTGCCGACGCTGATAGATTAGCAGGTCAGCTTGTCTCATATGCTCCTTTAAGCAGGTTCTTTACCTACGGCTCTGTACTTACCAAGTCACTTAAAGCCGGAGCTGGGGCTACAGTCATAGCAGGGGCTCGGGATGTAGCTACCTATGGACTAGGCGCGGATGATATAAATGTAAACCGCGATGTAATAACTGGTGCCTTGTTCGCCCTAGGCGTACCCATTGGTCTTGGTGTTGCGTGGGGCTCGAAACAAATGTGGGCTAGGTTGGCTCCTTGGTTGTCCGGTAATACAATTAGTAAGGCTGGGCGTGAACAACTTCTAAAGGCTGGTTATACCGAGGAAATGCTTGATACTTTAGAGCCTGCTCTTATTAGGGAGTTTACTAAGCTTGAGAAGCTACACGGGACAGAAGCGGCTACATCTAAAATAGTAGAAAAAGCCCTCCCAGAGGACTTGCGTGTTCCATTGACGCGCGGAGATGTGACCCAGACTCTTAGAGATCAGCAAATAGAAACGCTAATGGCTGGCGGGGCTAAAGGGGATGCCGCCGCTACCGTAGCCGAGTCATACACAGGTAGGCAAGCAGCCGCTATAGAGTCAGCCGATGAGGGCTTGTTCAGTAATGTGCTTGGTACGGAAGGTGTGCCAATTAGGGGAGCCGGTTCTGCTCAAGCACAAGCCAGGGCCTTGGAGTTAAGGACATTAGACAAACAAGCTTACCAAAAGGCGTATAGTAATGCCGAGAAGCTTGATAACTTCCTAGATCCAGCAGACCAAAGCTTCTTGCTTCAGAAGGTATCCAACCTTGGGATGTTCGATGATACATCTCCGATAGTCCAAAAAGCACTAAAAGAATTCTCTGACATGGTAACGGAGCCAATTAGTCTAAACTCTCCCGGTGTTCAAATATCTAAATACTTTGATTGGAGAAGGCGTCTAACTGCTGTCCATAATAGAATTCCATACGGGTCTACAGAAAAAACAGCCCTCGCTGAAATAAAAAAGAACTTCGATCAAGGTATAAACGAAGTTATTGAGCGAGGCTATGTTCTTGGTGACCCACAGGGAATAAAGTGGTGGCAAGAGGCAGTTAAACTTAGGGCTCAGTTTGGAAAAGATTGGCAAGCTTCATGGCAAGGTGATAGTAAGAGGCTAATATCTGACCTCACAAATAACATAGCTGGTGAATTAAAAGTAACTAGCGACGAGGCAGCTAATTACATCTTAAACGCTAGCAACTTGGGGTTCATAACAAAGAGCGGTTTGGCGAAGGGTCTAAAACAGCTAAAGGATACACTCATAGCTGCAAATGGTCTTGCTAGTCCTGCATGGCAGGGAATACAAGACGATATTTTGTTGCGGCTCATTCAGAACGCAAGGGGAGTCCCTAGTGGATCATTTCCTAACGGGCAATTTGCCGTGAGTAAGTTTGCTTCCGGGTGGAACAAACTAAAAAATAGCCCCGAGCTTATGAACACCCTCTTTGATGCAACCCAGCAGAGAACAATTAACCACTTCATCTTTAATGCCTTAAAGGCTGGTAGTAAACAGCCAATGGCTAAGAACCCAAGCAACTCAGCTATAATGTTAATGTTGTCTAGGCCGCTACAAAAATTAAACTTGGTGGCCCCATTCGAGGCTAGGTCAAGGTTTGGCGGCACGTTGCCTGTGGTTAGCGAGACGGCACCTGTGGTTGCTCCTATGACAACTATGCAAGCGTCCGACGCAGTTAATGAGGAAATGCCTGGGCTAGCTCCGGCATTGTTAAACACCTACCAAGCACCCTTACGAGCAGCTGGTGGTTTATTTGACATTATAAGCGGTGGAGGCGGAGGAGACATGGGTGGTGGCCAGGGATTTTAATGAAAAAACTACTTGTGCTAGTACTGTTGATACCCCTCTCCGCATCAGCAAGGATGTTCCCTACAGAAATCCCAATCAAGGCTGTGTGCTGGGATAACGTCGGGGAGGCTATGGAGTATCACCAAGAAGTTTTAGGTGAGTACCCTATCGGCAGAGGGTGGGTAACCAATGCTAAAGTGCCATCTTTTGCAGCCATTATGTACAACCCCACAAAACCATCTTGGACGTTTCTAAATTTCCACCAACAAAGTGAGGGCAAGATAGTCGTTTGCGCGATCACCGCCGGTTCGGAGTGGCAGGAACTAACCCCCGGAGATGACGAGCTAGAGATATGAGTAATGGGAACCAACTGAATAAGAGCCTATCCGTAGGCCACATAGTAGCCACGGTAGGTTTAATTATCGGTGGTTTCACATTCATATATGACCTAAGAGAAAGTGTAGCGATACAGTCTTTTCAATTAGAGAATGTAGAGGATAGATTAGAGCGTGTGGTTGCTAGAACAGATGACCAATTTGGAGAGATTATGTCGCATTTAATCAGGCTTGAGGAGAAGTTAGATGCAATGGTTTTACCCAACCCAGTATATCAAAAGGCACGGTGAATGGAAGAGGTATGCCCTTAAAGCCTATTTATGCTGGTCTATCTGTGTAGATACTGCTGCGCTAACTGGCCTGCTCTGGTACATCTTCAAATGAAATGCAACCATCTTATTATAACTAAGGAGTCTTATGTTCAGCATTTACGCTTTACTGTCTATCTTTGCGCTGTACTTTTCGTACTATCTGTTGTTGCCATAATACACGGTCTATGTCCTTGGGTGTTTACAGGAACAGTCTCAGACAAAATTAAACACATCAGCGAGAAACTTTCGGAGCGATGAGCGATGCGATTGATGTAAGCGATAAGACTAAGTTTGCAATGCCGATCCGCAATCTGATCTCATTGATTGTATCTGTTGGTGTAGGGGTATGGGCTTACTTTGGGATTATTGAAAGATTGAATACCATTGAGACAAATTACATTCTCATGCAGAATGACGTTTCAGAGAACACAATCTT